TCTACAAATAATCTAAAAGTATTATCAGTAGAAGCATCAAAGAAAAGACCAGCATATTTAGTTGTACTGGACTCTACATATTTACCAAAGAAACCAAAGTCTGTAGCATTACCACTATTATTATTAGATAGTGATTGAAAATTAGAGTTAGATACTGTTGCACCTGTTTGTGTTGTACTACCTGTGACTACTAAGTTTCCTGAAACTGTTAAATCATTTGCAATGGTTACATCGTTAGATAACTTAGCACCTGTAACTTGGTCGTCTGCAATATGTGCAGTATCAATACTACCATCTGCTATTTGAGCAGAATCAATAGCATCATCTGCTATCATAGAGTTTACAATAACATCGCTACCAATTACAAAGTCTAGTGTATTATCACTATCATCATAAGTTACTGCTATGCCAGTTTCTGTATTTGAACTAACCATAGCACCAACTGTATCTGAAATAGTTTCAGCTAAAGTTGTACCATTAACTGTTATAGCATCTGCTTCTAATGTACCATCAATATCAACATCACCTGAAATATCTAAAGTTGCTGCTACTAATTCACCACCAATAGTTAAGTTACCAGAACTAGGATTATATGTAAATCC